CTCTTCTTCCTTTTTAATTGCCTCTTCTAGTTCTTTATAACCAGATTGCAACTCCTTAGCTTTAGTTTGAGCATCGTCGATTTTATTTAGTCTAAAGTCCTCTTCGATAGCTTGTGTACAAGTAGGGCAAACCGTGTTTTCTGTGAAAAACTTATGCTCTTTAGTAATCGTTGTTACCTTTTGTGATATTTTACCTTTTAGACCTCCAAGTGTTCTTAACTTTTCTGTAGCACCTGTTACTTTCTCTTGTTCTTTTGTAAGATCATTAATGTCAGCATCCAATAACTCATTCTTTTCCATATGAGTATCTATTTCCACATTTAACTTTTTAATTTTACCTTCATTATCTTCAATTCTTCCTTTACTTTCCAATTCCAATTCCTTAATCCAATTGGTTTGCATCTGAACTTTATCATTTAATGACTCTTTCTTAAGATCTAAAGTCCTAATCTCATCTCTTACTAATTTAATCTTGTCCTTAATGATATTATTCATAGATGAAAAGATTTTAATATCTAATAGATCTTCAATAACTTCTCTTCTATGTGTAGCCGTCAACTGCATAAAAGGAACAAAGTTAGTAGATCCTAGAATTACAATCTGAGTAAAAGATTTATAATTCATCTTAAGAACATTCTGCTCTAACCACTTTTGCTGATCATTAGCATTAGAGAATTGATCTAGACACTTATCATCTTTCCAAATTTCAAATGTATTTGGTTTTATACCTCTTACTACCTTCCATTCAATATCACCAATAGAAAACTCTACCTCTACCTTACAATCTTTCTCATTAGAACTATTAATTAATTGCCCCTTATTAATCTTACGAAATGGTTTACCAAATAAACTAAAAGTAAGAGCATCCAATACAGTACTCTTACCAGCCCCATTAGCACCAATAATTAAGGTGGTTGCGTGTTCATTAAATTTTACTTCACTATAATGATTGCCAGTACTTAAAAAGTTTTTCCAGCGAATCTTCTCAAATAAAATCATGTTTTTCAGGTGGTATCACAATGTCATTTTTAGTAATAACTGCATATTCGTGACCATGAATATGACAAGTTTTAATCATTAATTCTTCATCAACTTCAACTACATTCATATCAGGATAACCTTCATCTTCTAACATCATAGCATATCTATCAGCATCATCTTCTTCTTCAAAAAGATATAAAATTTGACCTCCTTTCTTGTCAGCCACCGCATATGCACCCTCTCTTTCTTTTCCTTCAATAGTTAAAATAAACATTATATTAACTCACATGCCTCTTGATAATTCTCTTGAAGCATCTTCTGAATCCTTGACTTATCCAAATCAACCTGTGCCTCTTCCACATACCTATTAAGAATGGAAAGAGTATCTTCTGATTCAAATGCTTCAAAGTTTTCTGCATCATGAAGAATAAAATTCTCCACGACCTTCAATTCAGCCACATTAGCATTATACAACTTATCGATAAATTTTTCAAATTTTATCTGATTACTCTTTTTCCTTACAACTACCTTTACTATTTTATTCTCTAATTCTCTTGCATCAAACAATTGATAATCCTGATCATTATAATAGATTACCTTATGAAGTCGATATGGATTATTAACTGGAGTATGCTCTAGTGTCTCTGTATCAAATATATGACACCCTCTATTCTCATCATCTACATCATTCCAGAACATTTCATAAGGATTACCCAAATAGTAAATATTATCTTGATTGGATCTGCAATGATAATGTCCAGAGAATGTTTTCTTAAATTTCTTAAATATACCCCAATCCATTCCATGCTCCATCATATGACCTGGAGTTGCTCTGAATCCATTCAACTCAAGATGTCCCATACACACAGAAGCTCTTGACTTCTTGATCATAGCAACACTTTTTTCTTCATTCTCCTTATTAATCCAAGGTACAAGAAGAATATTCAATCCATCTATTACTATAGAAGTGGTTTCTGAATATATTGGAATATTATCATACTCTCTCAATAATAAGTCTATCGCATTTATATCATTTGTATTCTTATAGTATGCTGTATGATTGCCAACAATAGTATGGACAGTGCATCCTAATTCTTTTAATTTATCAAAATAATTATCTTTAGCCCACGACAATGCAGCAAAATCAATTCCCTTCCTACTATCAAAGGTATCCCCCATATCAATAACGGTAGTGATACCTTCCTTCTCCAAAGTAGGGAAGAAAACATTTTCATAAAACTTTAGGAAGTAATCGTGAAAAAGTTTAGAGTTTTTACGACATCCAAAGTGTTGATCTGTAATTATCGCAATCTTCATCAGTTACGAAGTTTAGCATGAACAGCATCTTTGATTGAATTATAGTCTGAATAGTTGTCACCGTCAATCTTATTACTATCATCAAACACTTCTGAATAACCAGACTTCTCCAGAATCTTATTCTTAATTTCTAATTGCCGTTTTTCTCTTTGTATTCTGCGGAGAAATGCATAATGTATAATCTGCGTAAAGTAAGCAAAAGGATTTTTGGATTTCTCAGGATTAAAATTATGTATGTATTGAACGCAATTTTCGATTCCATCAGAGATCATGTCCTCCTTAAACATGTAATTAACAAAGTTGGGCTTAAAAGACAAATGGTTGGCAATCTTTAAAAAACATTCACCAATATATCTGGGAATAACAGGTTTAGGATTATCCCTAATTTTTGCAATCTCCACATCCTCACGATACTTGATAAGTGCAGCAAGAAACTCTTTGTTATTTACATAGTGCTCTGACCTTTTTCTTTTAGCCATAGGTCTTATTATTGCCATAAGTCTTTATCACTACTATGTATTATTATACCATTTCCACATAGACTTGACAAGTTACTAAATCATGAGTATGATAACTCTGTGGAGGTTCGGAAGAACTAGCTACTTAGTTTTATATATTTTCTCTAGAATATTTTTAGCATCATTAATATTAGCTATATAACCCATTTTTCTATCAAGTTTATATTTACTACTACCATCACTATTTCTATCATTATGCTTTACAAAATTTTGATGCATAGTAATCATTTCAATGTCATTTGATTCCGACATAGTAAGAACATCATTTATATTAATTAAAAACATATCTTCAGTAGTGGTTTTTAACCAAGGTTCTATTTTATAACCTATAATTCCTACTCTTCCTTTTACTTCATGAACTATAATAGGATTAGAAACTAATAACATAATTTCATTCTCTTCTTCAGTAGGAGCAATCTTACAAAAGATTTCTTCTCCTGATTTTAATTTAAGTGTGGCATAAAAATCGTCGTCTATCATTTTTTTAGTTGAATAGTTATTATCTCATAGTTAAAATTTTCTTCGTTATAAATTTTAATTCTTTCAATAAGATGATTAAGAGTATAATTTCTCTTAGATTTATATGTACAATCATCAGAGATATCATATAGAGTGGCTTTTACTTTGTCCTTTCCTTTTCTTAAGACCCTGCCGATGGACTGGAGATTCCTAATCCTTGATTTGGAGGGACTGGCGAAGATGATATTGTGCAGCCGCTTAATGTTAATCCCAGTACTAAAAGTACCATAACTCGCAATGATGATCGCATTTGATTCCTCCTCAGTAATTTCTCTAACTAATTCTCTTTCACTAGTGTCTACACCACCATGAATAAAGAATACTTTACGATCACCTTTTTTATTATTATTTATTAAATCGTAAAGCACCTGTCCATGTGCTTCAACCCTTGAAAATAAAACAAGAGTATTTCCTTTTAAATCAAGTGATAAGTTTTTAATAAATTTATTTCTTTGTTCATGAGATATAAGATATTCTATTTCATCTTGATAAGTTTCAAATTTCTTTTCTGCATGTTTAAGTACAATACACTGAATATCTAATTGAGAAAGATGTCCTTGTCTCATTAGTTCTTCTGTTTTAGTTACTTTGTATGAGGGACCAAACAACCCTTCTAAGACCCACTTATGCGTCTGTGTGCCGTCTAACGTTCCAGTAAATCCAAATCTATACTTAGCATGATGTAACTTAGTCATTATAGATATTAATGACTTTGATTTAAAGAGGTGGGCTTCATCTCCTATAACTACATTATAATCCTCAAAGAATGATCTTTCTAGTTTATAAACTGATTGCCAAGTAGTAATAGTAACAGGATAATCATTACTCTTTTCTTTTCCTGCATATATCAAGTGACAAAATGACTCAGCATCCCAACCATAATCTAAAAAGTCCTTATACATCTGTTCTACGAGAGATGTCGTTGGAACAACTAAAAGGATTTTTTGTTCTTTCTCAACATAATATCTTACAAGAGAGTAAATCATCAAAGATTTGCCTGAAGCAGTGGGTGATATCAATAGCTTTCTATTATGTCTTAAGGCATCGTATACTCCCTCTACTTGGTATTTCCTTGGTTGATGACTGCAAATAGAACTCATATAATCTTTTACACCAGCATATGATATTCCATCATTAATCTCAAATGGAGAACCATAATATTCATTATCCGCAAACTTATATGTATAATCGTGTCTTTCGCAGAACGCAATTATTTTATCCAACAATCCAACATAAATCTTCTTTGTCCTCAAATCAAATAGGTGGATCTCTCCATTCCAATTCCTATTACGATATTGAGGCATGAACTTTGCACCCTCCACCTCAAAGGTAAAGTGGTCTCTTAATTCATACTCAATATGAGGTTCTGAATCAATTTTTAAAAATACTTCGTTTGCCTTGGATATAACAAGATTGGCTGTACTGTCAATCACATAGACCCATACATCTATGGGTATTTATTAAGTATTGTCAACCCAGTCCAGAATTAAATCTCATAAACTCAATTGCATTTTTAATTTGATATGTTCTATTCTGTATTACTTTAAGAATACTTTCTAAGTATACAAGCATAGTATCATAGTAATCAATCTTTAAATTTGAATTAGAAAGTTTCTCATCTGCATCGAGATATTTGGTCATAGTATCCTTGTCTCTTATCTTTTTTGGAAAAGGATTCTCTACATATACTTCTGGATCTGCTTTCCCACTAAAATACTCATACCGTTCATGACGGATATT